ATGCAATTTTCCCTAATCCTAATTATTAAAAAAGGGGATTTGTTATACTATTTTTTAATTTTAATAACAAGTTAACAGTAATCTAACTGTTATTTTATAAAAGTCAAAAACCCTACGGGTTTTTGATAACACCAATGACGACGTCATTAGACTATTGTTCTTGTAGTCAAGATAAGAATTTAACTAAAGATACAGATTCCACAACTGTAGGCATAGAACTGCTAATAAGCTAATACATGCAATAATTAAGTTTTTATAATCCCCCCTATTATATGCACCTCTGTTGTAATTAATAAGCATAATAGATTTACGCATTAAATTAAAGAAACCTCAGATTAAGAGAGCAAAGTTTAAATGATAATTAGTTAAAGTAACATCAAAATCTAGAATATATACATTAATAGTGAAATCAGTATTAAATAAATCCATAAAACACAATAAAAGTACAGGTAAAATGCATCAGAAAACAGATACAATAGATAATTTGACCCGTCACCTGTAAAACTACTAGAAAATATATTAAAAGAAAAACAATATAATCTAAATACAAAAGTAAATACAACATATTAATATAATGATATACACTACTTCCAATTATTAATATTAGTGATTTTCGTTTTTATATAAGTTATACACAATTACAATTAAATCGCATCAATACTAGTCACCCCCTGGCTTTTACAAACAAAATCCTACAACTTTTACATTGTAGGACAAAAACATTTATGTTTTTTTAAAGAATTTGGTGACCCCAATTATCTGGACCCGGAGCTGGGTCACGAGCCCTCTTACTCAAGTAAGTTTGATGCCTGGCTTGTCCCTGTTAATCTGTACAGCAATTTAAACTTATATATCTTTTCACTAAAGATCAAAGGCATAATAGCATGTCTTCGGCCGGAGAAACCAATAAAATTGAAGGTAGTTTACAACCAAAATAGTTTAATGCTAAAGCAAGTCTAAAACAATAATTACTTTAGTCACTAAACTAAAGATAAATAACCTAATAATAAATATATTCTAATATCTACCCATAGTTTAAGTACCCATATTTGTAAGTACACCTGGTTAAAGGAGAACTAGATTAACACCCACTATATAAAACTAAAAGTAAACTACCTAAGAATATTAATATGTAAACTAAAATATCTAAAGGTTTATTATATAAAAGATCTAATAATCTATTAACTATAGACGGTTTAGTAGTTCTACGTATAAGAAGTATGATTTTTATAAAAAATCATGGAATATATAATAGAAATAAACCTCCTAATTCAACTGGTATAAACATATACAACATAGTAGATATAACTGGAAATAGAAATAAATGAATAAAATGTCTTAAGAATGGTAATGCAGGAGTTATTGCTAAAGAGAATGCTTCTTTTTCTAATTCAAAAGGTAATTTTTCTAAATGAAATGGTAATTCTCTAGATATATCCAAATTACTACGTTCCTTTTCATAACGACCACCTTTTGATCAAGGATTATTTTGTACTACTTCATACATATCCGGTCATAAGACCTCTTTAAGAGTATGTTCAGTTTCATACACTTCACCATTAAGATCCTCAGAATCTAGATGAACCAACTCAATAGCTTTCTTAGCATACGATCTTGTTATACGATTATGAATTAAATCTGTACCAATTCTTTGTATACTTCTATTACAATCAGTAGATATATTCTTAATACATTCCATCATTTCTTGAGAAAATCTATCACCGTTTAAATCATTTCCGTAATCATCCCTTAATTCAGAATTACGTCTTGTAGCTTTACCACCTCTAATTGTAAGCATATGACGCTCCTCAATATCTTGTGTATATACAGAATCATTATCTGAAATACTATCATTCTCAACATACCCTAATGCTGAATTACCAATAAAAGTTTCCCCTTCACCTAACTCAGAATTATATAAAATAGCAGTAGAACCATAAGTTTTATAAGAAGGCGCTGGTTGATTAGGATAAGTATGATAACTAGGAACTTCTGAAATTACATCATAATTACGATTTGCTAAAACCCTATCATAATAAAAAGGATCATTATTAGATGATCTATCATTAGATGATGTTGTATTTGTATATGCATCAGAACTATCAATATTGTTATTTTCTTCTATAGAGTTATCATCTTCTATAGAGTTATTATTATCATCACCACTAAAAATATCATAACCTGGCAATTCACTAAAAGCTATTCTATTATCATCATCATCATCATCATCACTATAAATATCAGACCCGGGTAATTCACTAAAAGCTCTTAAATTATTATAACCATCATTGTTATTATTATCATATTCATTGTTATTTTCTATAAAGTTATTAGAGTTATTAGAGTTATTATCTTCTACAGAGTTATTATCTTCTACAGAGTTATTATCTTCTACAGAGTTGTTATTTTCTATAAAGTTATTAGAGTTATTAGAGTTATTAGAGTTATTATCTTCTACAGAGTTATTATCTTCTTGATTTGAAAGGTTAAAAGGTAGTTCTCTAAATAGATCATTATTCTCATTAGTTTTTAAAGTAAAAAAGTGGCTAAACATCGGGGATAATGAATCAGCATTAACATACTGTAGTAAGACTTCAGTAGTATTAGGACCCACCAAAGGCAATTCCAATAGAACGACGAATAATAGAAGCCCAAATAATAGAGAAAGTAATAAATTTTTGTTTTTCATTTTTTTTTTATAAGATTCCTGCTGGTGATTTTAATTTATATTAGTAAATATATTTCCGGATCCCTTAGGCTAAACCGTAGCAACACTGATTTCTGTCCCCAAGTACATATTTATTTATGTCTATTCTCACCTGATGTTCGTACGAAAAGCCTTACAATTACTCACTCTAATCTCCGAGGAGAAGCGGGTCAACATTTCTTTACTAGTCATTAGAAGATAATTGAGTTTATTATCCACTTAGCTGCCCAGGCTATTAGTGTCTTTCATTCCATGCTCCCTTCCAACTATATTCTCCTTCTAAAGATAGGGTATTTCATCTGCTCTAAGGGCTGTTGTAGTACAAAACTTGGGAGATTTACAGCTATTACTGTCAGTATGTATCCAACAGATCGAATCTCTTCGATGTACCATTTTCCTGTAATCGGCTAGGTAAATTACCGTTTTGTTGTAGTTTTAAAATTGAGTGTATATTCTTTTAGTTTTGCTGTATTCTTCGAGAAAAAAAATGAGTTTTCTGGAACAAGTAAAAGGAGTGTTAAAAAACCTAATAGAAAGAAAAAAGATGAAAACTAAATCTCAATCAGTTCTCTCTCCTATAGAGTCTGAATATAATTCTCCTTGTCTGCATATAGTCCCCCCCGATATAACTAATGTTAATTTTTTTTTTCATAAGTGGGCTTTAATCAAATATATAATCTTCTCCCACTAATTGCTGTACAAATATAATAATTCTGGGACCGTAGCCAAAGTTTATAATTATAAAACAATTTTCCCCTTCCCTAATAAAAAAAGAGGGATTTGTTATACTATTTTTTAATTTTAATAACAAGTTAACAGTAATCTAACTGTTATTTTATAAAAGTCAAAAACCCTACGGGTTTTTGATAATACCAATGACGACGTCATTAGACTATTGTTCTTGTAGTCAAGATAAGAACTTAACTAAAGATACAGATTCCACAACTATAGGCATAGAACTATGTAATATACCACAAATTTCTGAACATTGCGGAGTATCTCTACGTTTATTTAATGTAATTGATAAATCTTTATTACTATACCAGTAAAATAAAATATTTTGAACTATTATCTAGTTATTTATGAGAAAAATAATAGTCTTTATATCTTTTATCGTTTTTTAAATGAAGATATAAAGCTTTTCTATCTAATTTTATATTTAAAGTATCAAAGTATTTAATTGTATCCGTAATACTTTCAAATTCTTTCTCAAAATTTTCTCCTTTTACTAATACAGGTTTATTTTTTCTATTTACTTTTAAGGAATCTAAGTCTGTATCTACTATTAATTTTTTATATTCATCAATAATTAATCCTACTTGTTCAAAATTATCCGGTAAAATATTATCTGAATATTTACATAAGAAATTATGAAACACTTTTTCATTTTTTATATATTTAGTAAGAGTGGCTCTTTTAATCGTTAAACCTAATTCTCTTAAATATACAATACAAGATGTTAATGAATCAAAATTTAAAGTTTGGCCTATAGAATCTGAATTTACAAAGGTATTTCCTTCTTTAATTTTTAATTCTACTGAAATACTTCTACGAGTTCCTAATGTATACATATCTTGTCTTTCTTTTTGCATTATATCTACTAATTTATCTACCGATAGATTGCTTGTTAAAGCAGTAGGTATATAATAGCTTAATAGTAAGAATTTATTAAGATATGGTATTTTAGAATCTACATACTTTTTACTCGTTTTAGTATGTATTTTTAATACTCTTTTTAATTCAATATTAGATTTCGCATGATAATAAAGAGTACTACATGTTAAATCATAAACATATACAGGATCACCTTTTGAAGATCCTGCATTAACAACTCTTAATGTATTCAAGTTAAATTCTTTATTTAATAAATAATACTGTTCTAATATTAAAGCGTCTTGATTACTAAATATATTACTATCTAATTTAAATATTATTAATTTAAAAGCTTTTAGCCCTTCTTTATGAAGTAAAGGTAAAAATTTACCAACTAAAGGAAAATCTCCTTTAAAATAGTAATCCATTCTACGTCTTAATAAATTAGATGAACCTACGTATTTATGGCCTGTATTATTATGTATAAAGATATATACACCAGAGAAACCTTTATATTTAGATTTACCTGTTAATTCAGCTAAAAGTTTAATATTTTCCGGTGTAGATATAGGAAGATCCAATTCAACACCTTTTACTTTTAATAATTTTTCTAATTTAGGGTCAGTAACTGATAAATTTTGATTTAATAATATTTTATTAATAGTGGATCAAGTAGTAGGTTTTTCACTATTGATATGCTCTAACGCTAAAGACTCTGGCTTATTTGCCAAAGGTATACTTGAACTAAAAGATCTACTTGAATTAAAATATCTAGTTAAAGAGATAACACCTATAGAACCTAATCCAATACGTTTATCCAATATGAAGTGATTATTAAAAACACTTCTACTAATTGTATCATACAAATACTACAATAGTCTTTCGTATGAAAGACAAGTGCTTCATTTTTTTTTAAGATTTTATTTTTACATTAAAATAAGTTTAGCAAACTTGTAGAGATCCCTAAATATAATTAACAAATTAATATATATCTATTTAACAAAAAATATAAATAATACTTACATTTTTCTGCACCTTTTCAGGTGGGGGCTGACTATATCTTAAGCATTATTAACACTAATAACACCAACCAACGTTTAGTCGATGAACTGCATACCAAATATTTTATACTTGGCACTTGGCTGCGGATTGCCCATTGAATAATAAATCTTGATTTTACCGTACCACGAGTCATTACCTGTGCCATAAGTTATGTTACCATACTTACTTGGTTAAGATTCCTTTAGGGGTTTCCCGCAATTTGATGATTTATAACCATAGGTTCACTACAGTTTTGGCCATTGTTCAATAAGACCATAGAATGTACCTAATCTATTAATTAAAACAGAAAATTGATTTAATCTACCTGGATATGCATCACACTTTATACCTAAAGCAGGAATAGCAAATGAATGAATTACATCTGCAGCCGTAAGAATAAATCTAGTGTGTGTTATTTCAGGTAGTATAACTCTATTATCAACTTCTAGCATTCTTAAAGCTCCTTTTTCTAAATCAGATTCAGGTACTAAATAAGAATCAAACTCTACAAAATCTCCATCACTATTTAAAAAATCTGGGTATTCATAACTTCAATATCATTGATGACCTTCTGCTAAAACAGATAATGATGGATCTGTAACTTCATCCATTAAATAAAGTAGTTTAAAAGAAGGAAAAGCTATTAACACCAAGATTAATGCAGGAGTTATTGTTCAAATTAATTCTATAAGTGTCGACTCGATTCACATTAATTGTTTTACACCAGTTTGACCTTTTCTACACCACCGGGTTATATTCAATTGGTATTTTATTTTTACAAATTTTTATTCAGGGACGCTTCGCAATTAAGGGGAAAGAACTAGTAAGAGTTCTATTGGGGAGAAAATTTATATTTATATTTAAATATTTCTCCAGATTTCATATATTTTACTACCGTGCTACCACTAATTCCTAAAAAGATACCTGCTTTCCTTGCGGAAACAAAACTACCTATCAATTTAAAACCTTCTTTATCACACCTTTCAAGTATATTAACCAAACTTCCACGTTTAGAGCTCATTATTAATTTGGTATCTTCAGAGTGTTTTCTTCCTAAAGCTTTTTCTCTCATTAAATCTTTAGTTTCTTCACTATGTTTTTTCCCAAATAAAGGATTATTTTCCTTAGCTTTTTTGGAACTCATAAGAGCTTTCGTTTCGCTTGAAAGTTTTTTACCATATCAGTAGGATTTTTCTCCGCCATAAACTCCTTTTAAAGATTTACTTAAATGACTTTTAGTCTCTTCAGTATGAGTAAAATCAACGGCGTATACTCCTGCGGTTTTTAAGATATTATAAATAGGGTTTAAATTATCTAAATAGTACTGCTCTCTAGTTGTTAAATCTGCTTTATCACAATATTCTAAAATAGTCAGAGAAAATTTTGAGTAACCATACTTAAGAATGGCTCTACCTATTCTAGAATTAGGGGATCTTTTAAGATAAGCAGGATTAAAATAATTTAGAAATCTATTATAAAGGTTTTTTGATTGTCCAATATAGAAATCTTTAGTTAATTTGTTAGTAATCATATAGATTCCAGGCTTACCCTTATTTTCCGCTAAAATAGTTTTTTTGTTAGACTCTATATCAATATAAATTGTCATGTTTTTATTTTTATCTAAAGGATTGCTAATATTAATTCCTTCAGACTCTGAATTATCATCATTATTATTTATATTGTTCTTATTATTAAGCTTATAAGAGTTGCTATAATACCTTTTGAACGTTAATGATTTTATAACGATTAAATTTCGTCCCATCGACGGTAATAGTGTCAGTATTAACAATTCATGTTAATCTTTTATATTTTCATATAAAATCTTGGACTATATTATCAACCAATTTTTATTATGTTTTCCGCTAAGGTTGTATGTCATAACCGAAACATAAACTGGCTGTTTCACGTGTAGTCTCTGAGGATCCCTTATCATAATCGCCTCTTTTTAATAAATAAAAGGATAAAAGATTACTTAGGTTTCCTGCTGATTATTCATTGTTACATCCTTTGGAATTTTCATTGATAATATATAATTATATATATTATAATATCCAAGGTTTTAGAAACTTCCAGCATATAGTTAAAATTTTTTTTTCGAAGTATTTCTAAGTTTAAAAGTATTTACTACTATTGAGAAGAAAATTTATATCTGTGTTTATAAATTGCCCCTGAATTCATATATTTTATTACAGTACTACCACTCATTTCTAAAAATTTACCAGCTCTTCTTGCTGAAATAAAACTACCTATTAATTTAAATTCTTCTGATGAACATTTCTCATATATATTCACAGGATTTCCTCTTTTTGCGCTAATTTTTAATTTAGTTTCATCAGAGTGTTTTCTACCTAAAGCTTTTTGTATCATTAAATTTTTAGTTTCTTCATTGTGAAATTTACCATATAAAGGATTATTTTCACCGGCTTTTTTTAAACTCATTAGTTGTTTGGTTTCTTCTGTTTTTAAGCTACCAAATAAAGCAGATTTCTCCCCTATATATATTCCTTTTAAAGCTTTACTAATTTTAGCTTTAGTTTCATCTGAATGATTAAAACCTTTAGAGCTACCTGCTATTTTTAATATATTGTATTGTGGTTCTAATTTATCAAAGTAATATTGTTCTCTTTTTGATAAATCAGATTTATTGCAATATTCTAATATAATAAGAGAAAAATTAGAGTATCCGTATTTAATTAATGCTCTACTTATTATAAGCCCTTTCTTACTTTTTAAATAACTAAGATTAAAGTAATTTTTAAATCTATTGGATATATCAGACGATTGTCCTACGTATATATCACCTGTAAGTTTATTAGTTAACATGTAGATTCCAGATTTACCTATATTTTCTTTTATAATTATATTTTTCATAGAATAAGCATCTTCATAAACTTTAGCCGGATTATTATCCGTATTAGGTAGAGTACAATAAGTACGTATATGGGTAGATACTTTATAATTTAACGGTATAAATTTAAACTTAGAACACTTTCGAATAGGCACACTTTTACCATGATTAAGATATTTGTTACTAATAGGATATTTAGCCATATTAAAATATTTAATGATAGCTCCCTGTATTCAAGCCACACTAAATAATATGGCTACTAGATAATACATAATATCATCATGTAACTCCACTAGAGCTTCCATTTGTGGACTAGCACTATCTTGGAAGTAAAGTCCTCAAGCTCTAGGTGCATCACACATAATAAAGTCAGCATATAAAGAATTACCACTATATATTAATAATGCCATACCTATTAGAACTATTAGATAGTGTACATTAGCCCCTATTACAGCAGTACTCTGTAATGGCAAGCTAGTAAATGCGTGTGGTTTAGGTGGGTTATGTAAAGCTCATTCTAAACCAGGACTACATCTATCCGTTAGTATTCTGAAATAATCACTAAATAGTTGAGGGACAGCTCATATATAACCATATATAGCTTTACCTTTTACAAGTTGTAAGTACACTATTTGTAAGAATAGTGCAGTAGCAGCTACAGATATTACTGAACCGATACTACTAATAAAGTTTCAACCTGTAAAAGCATCAGGGTAATCACTTACCCGACGTGGCATTCCTTGTAGACCTAAGAAATGTTGCATCATATTTTTTTTTTAGTGCGTACGTATTGTAAAATTTATAATTTATCTATATAGCTGTATATTTTTCCATTGTAAGAATTTCTATTTTCAATTAAGTTTTTTAATGTATAAAAATTAACTTTTGCGTATTTCATAGCTTTTGACACACCATTTATTTTATCTGTTAATTCTAATGTATCACTATCAAATACGTAAATTGTTTTTCTATGAGAAATTTCTTTTACTATTAGTAAAAAGTCCTGGAATTCACCTAGGGCTATAGCAGCTCTAGCTACTCTCCCATCAATATTAAAATATTTGGCCATCTCTCTCCCAGATTTAAATTCTGTAACTATCTCATTATCTAGATTATAAACTGTAATGTGCTTTCTTAATTGGCTATCTCCTACAGGTTTTTCTATATAATTTTTTAAAGCATCTGCATCTATTGGTTCAAAAGATATGATAAATTTTGATTTGAATAAATAATTATTATTTATATGATCTAATAAATTACTATGACTAATTTGTAATCCTTTTAAAGCTCTATTAATTGAAGAATAGACAATTGGATTTTTATCTGGTGAAGTAATATCATAAATAAATACTAAAAAACAATAATATTTATTACCTAAATCTTCTAGCTCAAATTTTATATTATCAACTGTTTTAAAAACTTGTAAGAATACAGATAATCTTTCGAAACCTTCAGAACCTGCGGTAAATAAAGATAATAATTTATCTATTACAATAATAGCATGATCTAAATTATTTCCTCATTGAGGATTTACTCTAGGGATAACTTTATAATTACTATTAATTGTAGGTTTAAGCATAATTATTGCATACTGTTCATATACTAATGATAATTGAGGAGATGTAAGATAAATAAATACTAAGCTTCATTCTGATGCTGGAGTTAACGATATTTCTAATTCTCCAGATGAATGAGGATTTCTTAAACCTTTCGTTAATTTTAAGTATTCTTCCATCCTTCTAGCTAAGTTATTTGAACTACCTATATAAAATCTATCTATATTATTTTTATTAGTTAGTTTATAAACTCCTGAAACACCTATATATTTAAATTTAATTTCTTTACATGCTTGTTCAAGAGAATCAAATTTTATAGTTTCAGTATTGTCTATACCATCTAGATTAAATGAGTTACTAGAAGAAGTAGAATACTTTCTTTTGGGTGGACCCCATATTTTATTCTTAGGACTCAAGCTATATATATTAGGTAAAATTTTTGTACGTGAACCTAAATTAGATAAAAAATCAATACTTATTAGTCACTTTTATAAAATAATTTAGATCATATCATTATCCTTAATCTAAATACTTAATTTAAGGACACTCGGCGTGTGATCGTTGAGGGGTAATTTTAAGTATTAATAAAAACTTCCCTGCTGATTGTCCAATCTTTATGATTTTTACCTTATAATAATAAAGTGCATAAAGCTCTAAGGATATTCCAGCATATAGCCAAGATTAAGGAGTTATAATCTCCTATTGTACTATATAATTACTTACATAGATCCCCAACATTATAAGAGGAAAGAATGTAAAATTAACCCCTGCAAATAACACTCAGAAATGAGCTTTAGAATATAATAAATTATAATCTAATCCAAGAATTTTTGGAATTCAGAAATATCATCCACTAAATAAGGCAAATACAGCACCCATACTTAAAACGTAGTGGAAATGAGCACATTGTGTAATATATCTTTGGATATATTTGGACTATATCTTCGTCTTTCACCGGGCCTCACTCATCGAATAAAATGATGAGAGAGGGGAATAAGGCAGAAAGAGTTGCACATGTAGTCTCTGAAGAACCCAATATTTTTAATCGCCTTAGCGCAAAAAAAAAATTGAGTACCTGCTGATTGCCAAATCTCTTATATTTTCACTGTTATATATTTAATACAAAAAATATTAATTATATATTAATTAGTAATAAGAGCTATAACGGGTTTCCAGCATATAGTGCAATTTTTTTTCATGTCTCACAAAATGAAAGTAGCTGCTTTTCCATACAATTTAGATGTATGTTATTCTTTGTGTTCAAATAATGGAGTGTAAGAAACCCTAAGTCCAAGATAAAGCTGTTTATGCTCAATACGTAACTCTAAAGATTTAGTATTAGCATTACGATTACCCCCTAATTCTTTAACACACTCTCTAAGACTGTTGTAATGTTTAATAAAAATAGTACCATCAGCTGAGTATACATAAACCGGAATACTTGTTTTTTTCTTTAACGCAGGGTTAAATTTATCAGGGTTTTGTCCTGCAAGTGAATTATTTGCGCTATCTATTAGGTCATATGAAAGAAAATATTCGCCTAATCAAAGAGTATCTGTTGTACAAAGTAATTTTGTATTAGAACCACTTTGTTTAGAAAATAACATAAAAGCATTAACACTGGGAAATGTTTTAAGAAGTACAGACTTATCTTTATTATAAACATGAACTAGTTTAATAATAGTACTCTTAGGTTTCACCTTATTTTTAAAACTTTCAAGCTTTTCTTTGTCTAACTCAGATAACGAGATAATATATTTATTTGCATACACACTACCTGATTTAACTGCACGTCTAGCTGTATTAACATGTACCCCTAATATACTAGCTAATCTTACATATCCATATGCGATAGTATTAAAATTTAATGTATTAGAATCGTATACAAATATAGGCGTACTTCTAGTGAAAGACCATAATTCTTTTTGTTCTGGAGAATGACAATGGTCTCACGCAGCTCCCTCAGCTCCCTTTTTACCAAATTGTATATTATTATTACCCATTTTATTAGCATAATTAGGCTTTAATGTTGGTGCGGGACCAAGAGCTATTCGTCTTATATTATATTTAAGGACATATCTATCAAGATAGTATTGTTCTAACAAAATATGATCGGAATTAATAGAAATAGTATCACGTGTAGGTGAATCACCTAACACAAATATTTGTAAACTAAACTCTGATAAACCGTGTTTAAGAATAGCTGAAGAAATAGCGCTACCTCTTGAGGTTTGATATTTAACATAAGAATTAGTAAAGTAATTTGACAGCCTAGTCGAGAGATCCTTAGCACTACCTATATATTGATTACCATTAATTTTATTGGTTCATATATAAACCCCTCTTTTTTTAGCAAAATTTATTCTAATCGTACCTTCAGTTTGTTGAGGGTTTAAATACTCAATATGCCCATTAGGTAGTGTCGCAAGTGGAAGTAAAGAACAATGAGCAACTACGTAGTAAGTATCGTGGAAGGCAATATCCAGTGAAGCATTAGCAAGTACAACTCCACTCACATAATAACGTAATCGTTTTTGTTTAACATATAAATAATAATAATACCACTGCTTAATATTAATACTTTATAATATTATGATAAGTTATTATTATTTAATTCGATGTAAACTAAATCTATATCCTTTATATGTGGTATTATTTTCAATATTAGCGTTTATAGTATCATGAGATACGTTTAAGTCTTTTTCAGCTTCTAATAGACCATCGTATTTTCTATAAAATTCACCATCTTTAAATACAAAGATAGCTTTTCTAATATGTTTTTTAGATTTCATTTCTTCTATTAATTTAGAATATTCAGGTGAAGATATACCCATTATAGGTTCATCTTTTTCACCAAAAGGATATTTAGATATATATCAACAAGAACGGAATAAAGTTTCATTTTGCATTGATCTTTTTAAAGATATACTTATTGAAGAACTACCCAAGGATATAGCTAAAGAAGATAAAGAAGGTACTATGACTAATAATCTTTTTAATTCATCATAAACATATATAATACCTGAAGATCTACTAATTGAAATTTTTAATTTTGTTTCTGATAAATGAGGAACACTTAAATTTCTAGCCGCTTCTTTTATAGCATTATATTCAGGTTTTATTTTTTTTATTCAGTACGTTTCTCGATCTTCTAAATTATGTATTTCTAGGTCTACTTCTTCTATAATAACAAAAGCAAAATTAACTAATCCGTATTTTAAGATAGCACTAGAAATAGGTCTACCTTTTTGTGCTTCAAGTAATGCTAAGTTAAAATAATTATAAAGTCTAACTTTTATAGATCTTGTACTACCGACATAGCATTTACCATTTAATTTATTTATAATTATATAAATATATCCTTTTTTATCACCCTTAAATTCTTTATATAATTCTTTTCTATCAGTATAAAAATTATTATAAACTTTTAACGCTTTATTTGGTTTTAATTTATCTAATGTATTTATAATGTTTTTATTAACTATATTTAATAAAATCAATGAACCTAAAAAATAAAGTGAACCACTTACTTTACACTTATCATTTTATTTGATAATAAAAGAACCCAAAGATATAAATGTAAAACGAATAAACTCATTAATCTTTTAATCTTTCATAACAAAATATGTAATCTTTATATGTTCCGTTTACTTCAGCACATCTTTTTATTGTAATATGATTTATATTAAAAACTTTTTTAGCATGTGTTACTCCTTCATATTTACCTATAAATTTATTATTTAAATCATAAACAAATATTGCTTTTTTAATATGACTATTATTATTGATGTCTAATACTAACTCTTCAGATTCTTTAGAATCTCAGTTTAGTATTTTAGAAGAGTCATCAATATTATAAGGAATATTACTAAAGTATCATTCTCCTCTAAATAATGTCTGTTCTTTTATATAAGCAACTATTGTAGAATGGTTTGATTTAATCAATTTAGCTAAAGTTAAAACTGAAGGAAAAATAACTAATAACTCTTTATATGAATTATAAATATAAACAGGATAACTTGAATTAGCCTCAATCATTCTTACTTTACTTTCAATAGAGTGATTTTTATTATAAAACGGGTTATTTTCACCTGTCAAAGCTCTTGCTATTAACCCTTTAGTTTTATCTGAATGTACTCTATTATTAGCTAATTGAGAAAGTAAACTTTTAGTTTCTTCAGTGTGTTTATAACCTAATGAAGAATAACCTTGTTTTAATACATTGTAATAAGGCATTAAATGTGTTATATAAAAAGTTTCTATTGTAGTTAAATTATTAGGTTCAGCATATTCTAATATTCAAAGAGAAAAGTTGGATTGATCATACTTAAGTAAGGCTTTAACAATAGGCATATTAATGTTTTGTTTACTTTTCAAAAAAGTATTGTTAAGATAATTTCTCATTCTAGAAGACAAATGAATAGAACTTCCTACATATGTATGACCATTTATTTTGTTAATTAAATAATAAACACCTGATTTATCTTTTTGTTCTTTTAATATATTTATTCTATCTTCTTTTAAACTGTTATAAACTTTTATAGGTTTTAAATCCTTTTCATTAAAATTATTATTAGGTTCATTACTAAAATTAGAATAACTACGGCTTATATATGAATTATAATTTAAAGTACACTTGTGTATTTCTTTAAATACAAAATAAAAAAAGATTAAGAGGTTTATTACATGGACTATTTTATCTCATAATAATTTATGAGTTCTACATGTAGTCTCTGAGGTTACCATTAAAATATTTATTTTATTTAATAAAATTTTTTGGTTACCTGCTGATGATTCAAAATTAAAAATTGTCACTATAAATATAAAAAATAGTATTTTAATTGTTAGAACTTTCCAGCATATAGTAGAATTTAAAGGGAAGGCTAAGTGGTTTGATAACCCTCCAATTGTAAACATAAATACAAAACCTAATGCAAATAATAAGGATGGTATTAAGTTTAAAGAACCACCATAACAAGTAGCTAACCATGAGAATATCTTAATACCAGTAGGTACTGCAATAATCAGAGTTGCGGCAGTGAAATAGGCTCTTGTATCTACATCAAGCCCAACAGTGTACATGTGATGCAAAAATGTTAGCAGGTATTCCTTATATCTACCCGCATAGCTAATATAACTATGCGCTCCTTTCACAAGGAGAATCGGACTATATCTTCATCTTTTAATTAATAACACTAAGGATGCGCAGATCCTGTTTTTTTTGTCAAACCATTCTCCATATTAATCTGTTTCTGTCATGCTCTTACTTGGGCTAATCCTTCTTCAGTGAGATGTAATTTATTAGAAACGAAATTATGAATAGTTAATCACTTATCGAAAGATTGGGCCTTCTTAGTAAGTAATGGAAATACTTTAAAGTAAGATATTACATCATTCATTGCTTTAAACCCTGTAGCTGTGTAACGATAAACACCGTCCGTTTTGGATCTAAGAGTTACTTTACCAAACCCAAAAAGGTTTCGTATGACCAGAAGGATAGTACTATCCTTCTGATCAAGTATATAACGCATTTTTATAACATTACCTAATGCATATCTTGCATTGGATGTTATGGATACATTAAAACATCCTTCAGCGTCGGTGAAACCAGATAATCAAGCATCTTGTAATGTAACTGAAACAGCAGTATTAATCAATAGAATTGTATTTGACCCAAAACGATTGTTTAGAGCTTGAACTCACAAAGATAATTGTTGTATTCTGTGTGTAAGAGCCAGATTACCGTTAAATAAAAAGGCTAGAAGAAGAATATGTGAGGGATTATCTACAATTAATCTGTAGAAGTCATTTTTGTTCCCACTTTTCCCTTGTGGAAAATGCTTAACAGTACCTATACCTAACTTTTTCTGGGCGTAGTAAAGGATAGCACTTTCCTTTTGAGTAAGAACAAAACGTACTCTTGTACCATTCGCATAAGTTTGAATGGCACCATCTCCTTCAACAAACCCAATAAATCAAGTTAATCAGTTATCGGATAGATGTTGCGCGTCCTTTCCAAACAGTGTATTATAATACTGACGAAATGCTGAAAAATTAAAAGATGTTTCGCGTATAGCCTCTGAAGCGCTCTGTGTTTTACTCTCTGATGAGCACAGGGACAGATTGCCGGCTGATTGGGCATAGCTAATTGTATTTTCACCATTCAAGGTAACAATTAGCACTAAGCCGTTCCAGCTTACAGCGAAATAAATAATATAAATCCTCAGATCACTAAGAGGCGAAGCCAAAACTCAACTTCAAACTACAAATCCTAAAATTCCAATAGAACACATGGCATAGCTGTATTTTTCCTGTATATAAAGTTGAATTACAGTCCCTTGGGGCTCTCGCCCCTGCCTGTAAGGGCTAACAAGAAAACTATTTTAATCTATTACTATTCATCTCCGAATTTAATTCCTTAAGTGTTTTTAAACCTTCTGTAGTTAAATGTTTTTTCAGTTTTATAATATTCATACCTTTTGTAAAACAAATATAATCCTCTTGTTTTAGGTTTAAAAGAGGGTAGGTATCAAAATGAGGTAATATTTTATATAATAAAGAAGGAATATCTTGTACTATAAAGTCGCATCTAGGTGTATTTAAATTGGATCTTAATGCAATAGTACCACAGTCAAAAAATTTAGTAAATAATCTCATAAGCTCTAAATCTTTGCTATGCTGAGCTATATGAAATCTACAAGACACAATTTGTGATAAAGAATTAATTTTAGCAGGTCTAATATATATAGAAAACCCTCCATCACCCGCTACAAATCCTGACACCCATTGAGGATTTAAATTTGCAGGTAAATTTATAATAGGTTTGTTCGCCGATATTATATTAGGGTAATCTTTTAAAACTTTTTTTGACATTCCTTTGTTTATGGCAGCATAGTAAGAAAGAGTATTTAAAAATCCTTGTTCGGTTAAATGATCTTTATTTAAAATAATTTCCACTACCTTAGATCATAATAAAAAATCTATCCTTTTTTTACTTATTAGTGGATAGTTTGTAAAGTGTGGTATTATAATATCCTTTATATAGTTAACATTAGTAACTCTATACACAGCTAATTTTCGATCTGATCTAATGTATACAGCACCTACACCAAAAAAAGACTTTATCTTATATAAAATATCTTTATCTTTTTCATGCAGATTTATTTCAAATGAAATTCTTACTTTTCTTTTAAAAATTTCCGATATTTCTACTATTACACTAAAACAACCTTCAGCATCCACAAACCCTGTAACCCAATCAGGATCCAGTTTATTTTCTAAATGATCTATAGATAATTTTCTTGTTAATACTTTATATACATTTCTTATGTTTAATTTTATGGATAAACTGTTATAAAAAAATACGGGACTATATATTAAGCACTCTGCAAGGCTTCTCCACGTATAGTCTCTGAGGTTACTAAATAAATTAATAGTATTTAAAATATGTGTTATGTTTGATAATATATTTGTTTTTGTAACCTGCTGATTACTCATTGTAATATCCTTAAATTTGTTACTAATAATTTTATTATTACTAGTATTTAAGGTGTTAGAGGTTTCCAGCATTGAATGGAGATTCATGCAACTATTAAGTAGCGTGGGCCTATTCTTGACCATACCAAGATAACCAAAAACGCTCTTATTTGAATTCGCTGAAATTGTAGTACTTATTATACCAAATCCTGGGATTATTAATATGTAGCGACTATTTTGATTAACAGGACAGCTATGTATTATAACATAGTCTGTTCTTATTAATACTCAAAAACTTTTATATTCTTGTTAGGACTTTATCTTGAATTGTAGTATTTTCTTCATGACTGTTTATTAAGGACTTAATTTTTAGTATTTTAACTAGCCCTTTTTCTGTTAAATGTTGTTTGTCTTGTATTAATCTATATACCTTTCTTCATCTTAAATAGCTTATATGCTTTCTAGATTGTAAATGATATTTATCAAAATGTAGTATAACTTTTTTAGCGGAACCAAAACTAGTAGAACCATAATAATAGGTATCTTTAGATTTTCTATATCCAATATTTCCACCTAAATAATCTTTTATCATGGTCAACAATAAATCATTTTTCTGATCTATTTGATAATTTAATCTTACTTCCGGCTTATTTCTGGTAATACGTTTAATAATTTTTATTTGAAAACTAGCATCCGCATCAGAAAAACCTGCTAATCAGTGATTGTCAAAATTGTTGGTTGAGTTCATAGTAAAATTTATATTTTTGTCTTTATACCTAGTATGATTTAATATATTATTAACTACCTGGTTAAATCTGTGTTCTGTTCTTAATTTATCATTTATTAAGTTAAGTACATTTAACATACCTTCTTTATTAGATACTATTAAAAGGTATGCGTTTTTATCCTTCACTTTTTTGACATTACCGTAACCTAATTTTTCTTTCAGATAATAAGCTAAAAATGCATCTGAAGAGCTAAAAACTATAACTAGTTGTTGAGCTTTACTAAAATGACCATCCCCATCTATTAATCCTGCTATATAATGACCTAATTGTTCATTATTTATAGGCTTCAAGTGTTTAGGTACGTGATTTGATATACGTTTAACATTCTCTGAATTTACTACAATTCCGTCGCGTAAAGTCTCTGAGGTTTCATTTTTTATACTTAAAATGTTACCGGCTGATTTACTTCTTTGTTCTAACTTTTTTACTGTATCATTTAAGATGGAGTATTTAGAACTATATAGCGAAGCAGTCCCAGCATATGGCAACGTTAAGAGGCCTACATTCGTAACCTCTGGATGTCCAAAGAATCCAATTCCTTATTGTACAATTCTTTTAACCTTTTAATCGTACAACCTGATGGCTTTCATCAGCCTTTCTTTAGACATTAAAAGAGGAATCCGACTGTACATTAAGCAGCATTGCAGCCACCCACCGGTGAACCAGTCTGTAGCGATCTCTTAGGAAACCGACGGTCTCATCTTAAGAGATTTTGACCGTTTGGATAATTACTTATCCTACCAGCATAGCTCTTGTATTTTATTGTTTCCTCCTAAGAATTGCACAATAAATTGCAACAAGAACTAGGGTTGTGGTATACCAATCGGTATTCGTCATAAAGGGTCTTATTTCGTTTTACATCTGCCCTAAATAACTCCATAGTTTTGACTAAACCAAGCCCCTGTTTTCCTTTATATATCCTTTTTATTAATTTGTTTAGCCAATTCTATTAATTCTAATCTAGAACTATGTTCAAAATGATCTTTATTAACTAATCTGTAATAAAGTGATTTTCACATTATATAACTATCTTTCTTTTTAGTTATAAGACTGTATTCATCAAAATAAGTAAATAAACCTTTACAGTTTTTTACACCATTTATTCTTAATTCTCATACATCACTAGCAGAATGAGGTACTACAGCACCTATTGCTAAATATTCAGAAAGTATAGTTGAAAGATGCTCTAAAACATCTTTGTTAGCGTCCCATTTTTGAGTTAATATATATCTGAATCTATAACTAGGACTATTAGATAATAAAGAACAAGTGAAACAACCTTCTCCATCTGTTATACCTGATAATCAACCATCTTTTAAAGAAGGAATACTACAAACATCCGAATGAGCTATCGTTGTAAAGTTTTTCTTTAAAAGTTTTTCATTAAAAGAAGAAAGAAAAGTTAAAAATCTAGCATTTCTTGTTGGAAATACCATATTACCATTAAATAATAAACAAATCAAGTATAAATTTCTAATGTCTTGAATAACAAATCTGTGTGTATTTTGTTTAACAGATTGTTTAATTACTTTACCAAATCCAAGATTATCCTTAATATAATATAAACTCTTTACATCCATAGTGGATTGAGTTATAACAAAAGATAAATCTCCTCTTTTAGCTAGAATGAAAGAACCTTCTCCTTCTGAAAATCCTATAAGTCATTCAAGAAATTTACTGCTAGGTTGTTTAATATTAGGATAGTGTTCGCTAAATTTAGAATAAAAAAGTTTAAAATCAAATGATTTCCCTTTTTTTAGAATAGGTAACATAGTATATAGGCACATATAATTTTCTCTTAAGAAAAGATGTTGGTATAATATAGGGTCACCCCCTCCTGCTACCTCAAAGAATGATGTATTAAAGTTTCTATCAGTTAATACCATAGTAATTCCACCGGCTAAAACAGGAAGTGATAATAATAATAAAACAGCAGTAATAACAACTGCTCATGCAAATAATATTAATTTATGCAATCTTATACCAGGACTTCTCATATTAAATGTTGTTGTCATGACACTAAAAATAGTTAAACTAGTAACTATAGTGGACTATCTTTCAATCGTATTAATATACGGTCTCTAGCATCTAGTCTCTGAGGATCCCTACGGCGATTTAAATATATAATATATTTAGATTAATGCCCTTTGGTTTCCTGCTGATTAAGCATAGCTTATAAGATTTTCACTATAAAGTACTTATAAACACTGAGCTATTCCAGCATATAGTTAGAAATTTTATATGAACCCCATTATAAAGTATTTTCTTTCACATATTCACATAAATACCCTTTATATGCTTTACCTAAATTAATATGTTTAACTAATGTTACTTGAGAAGCAGATAAACCCTTATTATGTAAATATTCCACACATTTACCTAAACTATTTAACACTACAGTGTTTTCTACATTATTTACATCTGTTAATCTTATAGGTTTAGATAAACTATTTAGAGGTTTATTTTTATTATATTTAACTCTGTCTTTTTCCAACATTAAAGCTAAATCTGAATCAGACATATCTTTAACTTTAGCAGTTAACACCGGTACTCTTAAAAATAGATATTTACCTAAATAATAAGTACCGTTTTCTAAATGTTTAGAAAATGTGATATGATGAACATTTAATTTTCTAATAAAATCTATTTGTTTCGTTGAAAAAAAATATAATATGGTCATATCTCTATTATACATAAATAAACTCTTTGAGTTTGACCCGCTAGGGTTATTTGCAACTCTTATAGTATTTAATGTGAAACTAGAGTCTAACAAATAATATTGTTCTAATACAATTTCTGACCCTTTTATGTAATTATGATAAAAAGGAAATACCTGTAAAGAGAAGTTTTTCAACCCTTCTTTTTTTAAGATAGGTATTAATAAACCACTCTCTCTATGAGACAAATTAATATAGCCATTTAATCTAAAAGCTAACTGTGAAGATGAACCTACATATTTTCTACCTGTACTAATATGTGTAAAAATATATATACCAGGTATTCTTTGTTTACTATTAGGTAAACCAAGTTTATCTTTAAGAATTTCCTTAGTTATACTTTTTTCATTTAAATTAGTTAAAGTAAAACTTGTAGTATTAATTAAAGATTTTAATTCCTGTTTTGTAATTTTAATATCACAGTAAGCTAAAATTTCATTAATATTTTCAGCAGTCACAGGTTTACCACTATTAATTAGCTCAATAGCTAGAACATGTGCATGTTTATTAGGACCTGTTCTACCCAATATCTCTTTTCAACGGTTGTCCAATTTAGGTTTATTATTGTTTTCAGGAGAACCGTTTTTTTTAGAGTCATTGTCCTTGCCTAAATTGTTATCTTTTTCAGGGTTGTTATCGTTTCCATAATTATTGTCTTTTTCACACAAAGGCGAGGAGTTATTTTTAAAAGTATATTTAGGTTTAGCAGTACTAAAGTAACATTTATTAACAATTAATTGAAAGCTTATTGAATATATTAAATATGTAACAAATACAGTCAACATTAAATTCATAGCACCTAAAAGAGAACTAATACCAGATAAATGTAATCCAAATATAGCTAAATCTACACTTGGACCACTATGACTTTGTATACCTGATAAAGGAGGGTAAAGAGTTCAACCTGTACCTACCCCATTCTCTATTCCACCTGCAAATAAGAATAATACAATACTAGGAATTAAAGATAAATAACTAATATTATTAAGTCTAGGGAATCCCATATCAGGACCTCCTAATCCTAATGGAAGCAGGAAGTTACCAAAACCTCCTATTAAAGCTGGCATGCGCTTTATCACTAACTTTCGTTAATGCGCGGACTATATCTTTACCTTTAAATAACAAGTATTTACTAAGGTATTCACGTGTAGTCTCTGAAGATCCTACTCAATTTTTTTAAAAAAAAAATCGCGTTTAATGCTACAATGAGCCCTTTTATATTTGGTTTCTGGCTGATTGCCTAATCCTTTGAAATGTTACTGTATTATGCCGCTTGATCTTAAAGAGAGTCTGCATTACTAGTTCCAAAGGCTCTAAAGATATTCCAGCAAACAGTAAATGTAAAGTAAGATGTTTCTATCTTACCCGGCCGTGCCCTTTTTATATTAAATTTTGTAAGTAAATTTTCATTTACCTCGATAATAACCCGATTTCTCACCTGTTAAATATTGTCTAATAACTTGACGGTCACCTTTTAAATGTTTAGCTAAACCACCCAAAGAGTCAAATTCTATATTTTTTTTAGGATCGTCTTTAAACTCTCCTATGATAGGTTTAGCTGTGGGGTGTTTAACGACATATATCTCTCTTTTATCTGAAATTAAACTTTTAATTTGATCCAAATCAAGTATATTAGTTTCAGGAGATTCTTCTATTAAATCTGGCGCCTTTGCGAGAAAAAAAGAAAGTATCTAGATATATCTTACCTGAGTTTAAACAATCATTTAAAGTGGTATGATGCATATTAATAAGACTATAAATTTGTTGTTTTGATTCAAAAACATATAGCAAAGCAAAATGTATTAGTATCATACACTGGAGTACCCCTTAGTTTACGAAGCTTTTCATGTATTTCTTGACTCATTGGTTCATGATGTCCAGAACCGCTAGCTACTAGATCTACATTAAGATTTGGGTTTAAACTATCTATAAAATGTTGTTCAAGTTCTACTACCTGTTCTAAACTAGAATTCTCATTCATAATATAAATGGTTAGTTTAATATGACCAAAACCATATTTATTTAAATAACGTAGAACTCTTCTAGCTTTAGTCTTAAGTATAGATGGCATAAAATAAGAACTTATTCTATTATATAGATTAATGGAATGTCCTACATACAAATTCTTTCCGTCCAAAGTTTCTCATATTAAAGAATAACTTTACGGTTATAAAAGGGTTATTATACAAAATTAATTAAAAAGCAACCCCATTTTTTCCAAGGAATACTCATTAAGCTTAAACAGCTGATTTATAATTTTAAGTATTTTCTTGCGAATTGTCTAATCTTTTGAATTGTTACTGTATTCTGCCGCTTTTCGTATACCGATAAGTTCCGAAAGTCTGCAGTACTAGTATCAAAAGCTCTAAAGAGGTTTTCGCATATAGTGTAAAGAAAGTAAGGTGTTTCCACCCTTACCCGGCCATGCTTTTATTTTATATTAATTTCGCATTATCTTATAGTAGCAATAATAACAATAACAGGTTAAATAATAACAATAACAGGTTAAATAATAACAATAACAGGTTAAATAATAATAATAATAACAGGTTAAATAATAACAATAACAGGTTAAATAATAACAAATGAACAAAATTATTTCTAGATAACTAGTTTTGTACTAAGAAACCTTTAATCCCACGCGGGGTTGGATAGAGGGCTAGTAATGAAAATCTATTTTCTTTTTGTGTTCATCCCTGCTTTAATTACTCGAATTTTATCTAACCCTTCTGGAGTTTTATGAGCATTACTATTCATTAATTCAGCGACTTGACAAAAATCTAGAAAATCCTTATTTTTATTTCCAATAATAGGGTGTTTCTGAAAAAGAGGTATAAGTTTATCTGTAATAAGTGATAATTTTACCACTCTAAATTCAGAAATGCCCGTACGCTCTTTTATAAAACCTCCCCCTAAAAGCTTATTGAAACATTTCAATAATTCAAGATCACGATTATGTTGAGTTATTAAGAATTTAAGAATTACTTGATGTCCTATTTTATGAGAGGAAGATTTTAGTATTTCTACTGAGAAACTTCCATCTCCACTTGTAAAACCTGCAAATCAATAAGGATTTATCACTTCTGGTAAAGCTACTTCAGTTCTTTCTTACCCCTAGGGGAGAGAAACAATATTCTTAAAAGATGAATATAATTCATCGTTTAAAAGGCCTTTATTTAAAGATGCTTTAATCCCTATTAGTTTATGTATTCCTTCTATATTTTTATGTTCTTTTTGTTTAATTAATTCAATAGCTAATTTAAATAATAAAAAATCAGCTTTCTTTTTAGTTAATAAAGGATATAATTCGAAATGAGGAATAATAACATTAACTAAATCCTTAAGAGAATTAACTTGATATAATGCGGATTCTTTATTACTACTAATATTACCCACACCAAAAAATTCTTTTATATCTAATAAGATAGAAAGATCTTTAACATGTAGGTTTATAAAGAAATAAGGAATCACTTCTCAACCTACTTTTAGTTTAGGGTTTTTACGAACTCTAAACCCAAAACATGATTCAGCATCAGAAAACCCTGTCACTAAATAAGGATTTAAGTTATTAGGAGTAGAAGAGGAAACACCTTTTTGCTTCTTAGTTACTTTAAGTATTATATCTCTATTATTATAAGGATCATCTACTAATACTTTAACATAATTGTGTTTTTTATTATTACCATTTTTGTGTTTATTATGAGAATTATTGTCTTCATTGTCAGGGCTGTAACCGTCCTTGTTGTCATCACATTCACTTAACAAGGGTGAATCGTTATTATCGCTATTTACTTCTTTGAAAAAAGTAAAGTGCGAGTTTAATATAAAACCTTTTTTGACCATAAAGAATATCATTATTATAGCATGAGCAGTAATAATACTGTTATATAATTGATTATCAGCAATAAACTGAACACCGGGCCCTGACAACTCTAATCTGATCAAAACAGAAAAGGCAGTACCCACTAAACCTGCAAATAATGCATATATTAAATATAAAACACCTATATCTTTAGCATTTGAAGATAAAAATCATCTTTCAAATCACATACTTATAGAGGATACAATTATATTTAGGTTGTATTTATTTTTGTTAGATAAAATAATCGTGCTTTTAATTAAATTAGTCACGGGTATAACATTCGAGCAAACAGTCATAGAATTTATAGATTTCCGCGTATAATATTAAAAAAATCTTGTAATTACGCTAATATAATTTAATAATTATAGTTAAGATTGTCACATGAGTTAATATATAACCCCCCCCCACTTTTCCTCCCCCCCAGCAGGCCTGCTGGGGGGGGATTAAAAACAAAAAACTAAAAACAAAATATTATTTTGTTTAGATAGGTAGAATCTAGGCTATTTTTATAAAATATTTTGGGGTCAATGGATACAAGGATACACCTTAATTTTAGATAAAACTGCCTTATATAACTGTTCTGCCTATTGAGGTATATCCTAAACTATCTAACGGTGTTTTAGTAAAATTACACTTTTAAAATCTCCTCCCCCCCCAGCAGGCCTGCTGGGGGGGGGGATATAGAATTATAACCTATAAGTGTCAAGAAATAAGTGATTTGAACACTTAACCTCTTGTGTCGAACAAATGCTCTACCAATTGAGCTAATTTCTTTTTTTTTGTGGCCTTTAATCAAATATAATTTAATCTTCTACCATTAATTGCTGTACAAATATAATAACTACAAGCCAAAGCCGGCCAAAGCCGGCCAAAGCCGGCCAAAGCCGTTTACTATAAATATAAGGCAATTTTCCCTAGTTATAATAAAGGGGATTTGTTATATTATTTTTTTATTTTCATAACAAGTTAATTGTAATCTAACAATTACTAAGTTTATTGTACTTTAACCACCTCCCCCAGCAAGCTTGCTGGGGGATGGTAGTTATTAAAAGTCATATCTTTAATCCTAAATGACCAGTTTCTTAGGATCCTCAATAGTATATGGATACAAACAGAAATAATCATACAACATCTACAAAATGTCAATATAAAATTCCTGCTTCCAACCCGAGATGATGATTATTTGTTAAATGATAGGCTAGTGCACGTCATAAACCAACTGCTAAAAATGCTGTACCGATCATTACGTGTAATCCGTGGACAAAATTGTTAAACTAAAGGCTATTTATCCTTTATTTCCATTTCTTATTAAAATGGTTCAGACTATGTCATCAACCATAAAGTCAGGTGTATTAATCCAGTACTGAACTTCAAAGTCGCGGGGTTTCGTGGTAAGATTCTTGTTAATAAAG